ATGTCAGAAATGAGTTCAAAACTAGAACAAGTTTTAGAATTTCTAGTCAACGGCGAGCAGGACAAAGCAGAAGCTATGTTACATGACGCTATTGTTGAAAAAGCTAGATCAATTCATGAAGAACTTGTAAATCAAGACGACGCTACAGCAGAATCTAAAGAAGACAAAGTTGAAGAAACTACTGAAGAAAAAGTAGAAGAAACAACAGAAGATGCTAAAGAAGAAGCAGTAGAGTCAAAAGAAGAAGATTCAACAACAGAATCAAAAGACGAAGAAGCTGTTGAAGAAACAGTAGGCGGCGAAACAGGCGACGCTGAACAAGATCTTAAAGACGAATTAAAAAAAGAAGCTGAAGATAACGCAGATGAGATCGAATACGAAGAAACTAACGAAGAGGAGCATGAAGACGGTGACGAAAAACCAGAAGATGCAGAATCAGAAGAAGTTGAAGACAGAGTAGACGATTTAGAAGATGCTTTAGAAGAGCTGAAAGATAAATTCGAAAAGATTATGAATGGTGAAGACCATGCAGAAGACGATGCAGAAGGCGAAATGGAAGCAGAAGTACCAGCTGAAGAAACAGTTGAAGCAGAAGCAGAAGTACCAGCAGAAGCAATCGAAGAAGCAAATTTAACACCAGTCAAAACAGATAACAAAGACGGTTCCGAAAAATCAAAATCACCAGTAGCTAATGCAAACATGAAAGACGTGGGTGCAAAACCAGTTATGACAAAAGGTGGTGATGAAAAAGGCGCACCAGCTCCAAAAGTAGAGGACATGGGTGCAACTACTGAACCAAATACTTCATCAGTAGCAGTTAATTCAGCAGACGGCGGCGACGCAAAAGCTAAATCAACTATTGCAGGCAAGTAATATTTGTTACAGGAAAGGCAACCTAGAATGATTCGTCCATTAACAGAAGCACTAACTTTTGATCAAGCAAAGATTGAAGTGTTATCCGAAGGTAAAGACGATAAAAAACATCTTAAGATGAAAGGTGTTTTTATTCAGGGTGGCGTAAAAAACGAAAACAAAAGGATCTATCCAATCAGTGAAATTCAAAGTGCTGTAGAAAATATCAAAACAAGACTTGATTCAGGCTACAGTGTTTTAGGTGAAGCTGATCATCCAGAGAACTTAACAGTTAACTTAGATCGTGTCTCACACATGATTGAAGAAATTTGGATGGATGGTCCTAATGGAATCGGAAAATTAAAAATAATGCCAACACCGATGGGTAAGATTGTAGAAACTTTACTCAATAGTGGTGCAAAACTAGGCGTAAGTTCTCGAGGATCAGGTAACGTAAATGAAAGCGGTGAAGTTCAAGGATTTGAAATTATCACTGTTGACATTGTTGCTCAACCTTCGGCCCCGGACGCTTATCCAAAAGCCATTTATGAAGGCTTATGGAATATGAGGGGAGGTCAACAACTTCACAATTTAAGTCATGCATCTATGTATGATAAAAGAGCTGAGAAGTATTTGGCCCAGGAAATTACTAAATTAATAAGTGAGCTAAACAAGAAATAAGGAGATTCAGATGGCAGACATTAAAGAAATTTTTGGTTCAGGGTCATTAAGCGAAGAGCTTCAGACTCAAATCCAAGAAGCTTGGGAGACAAAGCTGTCTGAGACTAGAGAAGAAATCTCTGCAGAACTTAGAGAAGAGTTTGCACAGAGATATGAGAATGATAAATCACAGATTGTAGAAGCAATGGACAACATGATGTCAGAAGCACTAAAGAAAGAAATTTCAGAATTTGCAGATGACAAAGCAAAAGTTGTAGCAGAAAGAGTTGCTTATAAAAAAGCAGTAGGTGAACATTCAAATATGCTGTCTAAATTCATAACTGATGCTTTAGTAAAAGAAGTAACAGAACTAAGAGGCGATAGAGATTCACTCAAAGGTCAATTTACAAAGTTAGAAAACTTTGTAGTCAGACAACTCTCTAAAGAGCTAACTGAATTCGAACAAGATAAGAAGGATCTAGTTGAAAGAAAAGTAAAACTAGTATCAGAAGGTAAGAAAATTATCGAAGATACTAAAGCCGCTTTCATCAAAAGAGCCGCTGATCTTGTAGAGAAAACAGTAGACTCAACTCTACGAAATGAAATGACAACACTTAAAGATGATATTAAAGTTGCAAAAGAAAACAACTTTGGTAGAAAAGTGTTTGAAGCTTTCGCAGGTGAGTATATGAGTTCATACCTTTCTGAAGGTGGTGAAATACGTAAATTGCAGGCGGAAATCGCTGATAAGCAAAATACAGTTTCAGAACTAGAAGGAAAAGTAGAGCAAAAAGATGCTGAAATTCAAGAAACAGAAACCAAATTAAAGATAGCTGAGGACAAAATGGTAAGAGAAAAAACTCTAGCAGAACTTGTCGCTCCGTTGTCAAAAGACAAGCGTCAAGTTATGGTCGAGTTACTTGAGTCAGTACAAACTGCTAATTTAAAAAAGCAGTTTGAAAAGTATTTGCCAGCAGTGTTAAATGAACAGAAAGCTGAAGATAATTCAGCTGATATGATTACAGAACATACTGGTGATAGAATAAATAATCAAAGTAATATTAGCGAATCAGATGATATCGTTGATATTAAAAGACTAGCAGGACTAAGGAGTTAATACTATGTCAGAGAAAACATTAACTGAAAATTGGGATAATACGAAGTCAGCACTGCTAGAAGGTTTAGAAGGCCAAAAAAAAGATACAATGGGTGTAATCTTAGAGAACACTCAAAAGTACTTGGCAGAGGCCGCCTCAGCAGGTGCAACAGGAGCCGGTAATGTAGCCGCTCTTAACAAAGTTATTCTTCCAGTAATTAGAAGGGTTATGCCTACAGTTATCGCTAACGAAATCGTTGGTGTACAACCTATGACAGGCCCAGTGGGACAAATCCACACATTAAGAGTTAGATACGCAGAAACAGACCAAGGCGTAACAGCAGGTGAAGAAGCATTATCACCAGCTAAAATTGCCAGAGGTTATTCAGGTGAAGAAGGTGCTACGACTGATACAGCCGCAGGTACATCTACACTAGAAGGTAAAGCAGGTAACAAGCTATCTATCCAAATTTTAAAACAAACAGTTGAAGCGAAAACTAGAAAACTATCAGCAAGATGGACTTTCGAAGCCGCTCAAGATGCCAACGCAATGCACGGTTTAGATGTAGAAGCAGAAATCATGGCCGCTCTAGCACAAGAGATTACAGCTGAGATTGATCAAGAGATCATCAACTCACTAACATCATTGGCTACAGCCGCAGGTGATAACTTTGACCAATCATCTACAACTGGTACACCAACTTTTATTGGTGATAAACACGCCGCGTTAGCAGTTCTTATCAACAGAGAAGCTAACAGAATCGCACAAAGAACAAGAAGAGGTGCAGGTAACTACGCAGTTATGTCACCAGCCGCTCTAACAGTTCTTCAATCAGCGACAACTTCAGCGTTCGCAAGAACAACTGAAGGTACATTTGAAGCTCCAACTAATACAAAAATGGTTGGTACACTTAACGGTGCAATGAGAATCTATGTAAACTCATATGCTTCAGATTCAGCCCCAGTGCTAGTAGGTTACAAAGGTGCAGGTGAAGTAGATTCACCAGCGTTTTATTGTCCTTACATTCCACTAATGAGCTCAGGCGTTGTGATTGATCCAGCAACTTTCGAACCAACAGTATCTTTCATGACAAGATACGGTTACGTAGAGTTGTCAAACACAGCATCTTCATTAGGTAATGCAGGTGACTA